GAACGAAAGTGTACCGCAGTTTACGGAAGACATATCGGTCGTAGTTACTGGCGATATTACTCAGCCAAGGGTAGGACACTGATAGTCCTGGGTTGGTGAAAATTGATCGCAAGTAGTAAGACGAGGAGCTGCTAATATACCCGACGTACTCACGGTTTGTTACCGTGTAGCCACCTCGGTTGGCCGAGGGGGACTTACGTGCACTGGGTACGTTAACGCCAATGTTTACTGGTGCTGTTGTTGCTTGCATGGCGGCACAGCTTTGGCCGGCTGACATAGCGCGTGGTTTCATTAAAGGTTTTGGCCCTCGCGTAAGCGGGGCAGGCGTTGGTGACGGTTGCGATTTTCGCATATTTGTGGTGTTCTTGTCGTTGTGATAGTATTTATCGGTGGCCTGGGTGTTGGCGGTCTGATCGCCCCTAAGGGCGCCCTGGACTCCCACGAGAAGTCCAGCAAGCTGTCTTCTCGGATCCATGGTGAGGAGGTTCTGGAGGAAGAACCTTCGATCAGCGAGTCTTTTGTCTCCTGATCTTGCATACACTGCATCGTGCATCTTGCATGTCTCATCAAATTCGTCAGTAGCTGGCACGTCGCTCTCCACCGAGCTTTGATACGAGCCAGCGCTCCATCCCGGGCCGCAATAGTTACCATGATAACGATAGGCCATTTAGTAGTGTAGGTATGTCAACTAATTCAGTGGGTTCATTGGTGTACAGCCAAGCAGCAAAGTGCTGTTCAATGGCCGCTTGTTCATCAGGCGTAATGCCCCATGCCACGTAAACCCCCAGTCGACTCTCCTCACTAATTGGTACCTCTTTTGATTCTAATCCGTGCGACATCATTCGCATTCCGGAAACCATCTGAACCGACTTGTCCAAATTGTGAGACCCGCGTCCATTACGCAGGTAGGCTTGGTAGAATGCTTGTAGGATAGGCACACCAGCGCAAAGCGCTAGTCCGCATTCCCCCACAGCATGCATCCATTGCCGGGCCACTTTCTCATTGACCAAGGGCACAACACTCATCGTGTCCTTGGCCAATGCCGTGCCAATATTACGCACCATCGTCCAGCCCCGGGCTGTATTGATTGGTCGCATTTGGCAAAACTCAATTTGTTCAAATTCTCGTACAGGTGGTTCTACAGTCATCCGGAATCCACATCCTAAGAACCAAGTATCCACTTCCGCCATAAATTCCTGAAGGTAATGCTCTTCCATAAACACCATGCAGTCGTCACCGTTATTCATTAGTTTAACAGGCACTCCACGCTCCTCCGCGTAGCAGTACACCATTGCACACATTATTATACAGTTTCCAAGCGCGGTGTTCATGTCTCCACTAAACCTCTTTCCTTTTACTTTGTATCGTAGCCTACCATCCTCACAGTATCCACGGCCTTCATTCTCC